AGTTTGGGCAACGGGATTAATAGATACGGGAGTGCTACCACCACCAAGATACTCAGGCCGCTGCAAACGAGCATCAGGGCTGACAACTCCAAAATGCGAACGGATAATTTCAGTGTAACGAGTACCACCACGGGCATCCCTTTCTAATAACTTCTGTATCTGAAAAGACTGTCGCAGCTGATTAATAGTAGAAGCAGTAGCTGCAGACAAGTCAGCATACAAACCTGAGTCACCACTAGTGGCAACACCAAAACCTGACGAAGTAGTTACTGAAGTACCGCTAGTAGCAGTACCAAGAGGATCATTAACTAATCCAGTATGACCAGATAAAGCATTTACACCATTGGTTGACATACCATAAAGAGTTGTACCATTAGTAATAGTCAACGTCTTACCGTTACCATAAACAGGCGCAGAATTACCAATAGGCACAGTAACAGCAGCACCTTTCTGAGGCCAAGGCAACGCACTCGTAAAATAGTCATGTCGCTTACCGCGACGACGTAACACATAATCGGCCGCACTATCCGGACCGTCATCAATATCAACGACTGCAGAATCTTGTAAATTCTGATCTCTAAACCACTCATTCCAAATTAAGTTGTACGCACGAGTCCAAAATGCACAATGCGTAACTGTATTGGAACCTGTAATCTGTCCCGCCGTAGGCAGTCCCATATAGTCTTGCAGTGAATTCACTGCATAACCACCGGCCGGACTAGTTGTCTCAGGCACGGTGTAATCTATCGAACTGTCAGGATCTGGGTATCTCTCACCCATAAACTTCTGCCAATTCTCCCAAACCAATCGATTTGGAACAAAAAAGAAAAACGAATCAAGATGCATGTTATCCATAATTGGAAACAATGGCGTAGCCAATCGAGCAAATGCCGTCATCTGTAAATTAATCGTATCTCCAGGAAGAACTTCGTCCACATATACGGGAATCAAATATCCCGAATCAAACGTCGTCTTATACGACTTCTGTGAATCAAACTTAGAACGAGGAATATCAGCTCGCGGAATCATAGCGAACTGATGGACATTTACAGACTTATTACGATGCATCATCGTTTAGCTCCTAATTGCGGGGCGATCTTTTCAGATCACCCCCCTTGTATTTAACTACGACTCTTAACCTGCTTGCCTAACGCTAACAGCTTCGGAGCCTCATGTAAAGCAAATTTACCATCAAAATCATCAAAAATACCCAATTCATATAGATCGAAATCATCGGGGTGCGCAAACATCTGATTATCCGGCGCATTACGATTGACTTCATCTTGAAAACTACGAATAGCAACTCCAGTAGCAGGTAAAAAAAACGGCCTACCATAACATTCAGCCGCACGATCTCTGATAGTACACACTAACATCTTCATAGTATTTCCTCACGTCAAACTACGTTTAAGCAAGGAAAGTCGGGCTTTCGCCACTTTTTCCTTTGCTGCCAATCTCTCAACAGTATTATCTTCATACTTGTCTCGAGCTCTCTTTTCTCGCTCAAACTCTATCCATTCAAAACTGATAGGGTCTTCGGCCTTATACTTTTTATCGTAAAAGCGAGGTGGCCGAACCTTTCTGCCGTTAACCACAACAAAATCATGTGGATAAACGTCATCCTTAAACTCCTTATACCAGTCATAACCTATGCCTGGCTTCAAACTCATCTTATTAAACTCTGGTCTGCGCTGCGAAACCTCCCCTGTATCAGGGTCAACCCATTCGTAATGTTCGGCTTGTTGCTTACCGTTAATCTTCTTCATTATGTAACGGGCAACGTACGCAGCCGATTGAAAGTTAACCTCTCCGAGGGAGGAATAACCAAAAGGCCACAACTTTTCAAGCTGTTCGGATCTAAAAATTCGACTGCCAACATCCGTCCGCTTCCAAAGCTTCTTATCCGAAAAATCGAAGTTGAAAACGCAGGCATGGAAGTGAGGTCTGCCAAAATTTTCGCCATATTCTCCTGCCATATAAAACCTAATCGGATACTGACCCTCTACGGGGTCAATTCCTCTGTGCGCCTTACGCAGGCGCTTCATGAACTTCTGAAAATGATCATAATGCAAACTCTGATCTGCCGGCAAGTTATCATCATTATACGTCAACGTAATAAAACAATTGTTTGTATACCTACTTGCCTCATGCAAACACCTAATCGCCCACTGGCGAGAACGCTCAAGCCGACAACCTACGCACTGACCGCATGGCAGCGTGAGGCTGCGCACGATGTCGTGCCTGGCGCTCTCATAGAAAACAACGTCCCCTGCTGCCGTTTTCCACGCCGATAACGGGTGGAAACAGGGCACCTTACAATCGCCATCCGCCGCGCATAGGGTTACTACGCATATTAGCGGACTTCGTCCGCATAGAACCCCTACGAAACTTCTTAGCGGCTTTATATTTATTCATTGGTCTGCGACGCATCATACTTTTTCTCCTTTTGGTGTCACCTAGCACAGTTACATCAAGTAGATCACTGTGCACGCTCGCCGGAAACCGGCTCGCTAGGTGACGTAACGACCGCCTGAGCGGTCTCTTCATGGAGAAGGCCCATTGCCTTCATCTCATCCCTATTAGCCTCATCTGAGGCAAATTCAACAAAAAGAGCGGGATCATTATCAAACTTCGCCCTAACCTTGGCTGGCAACTGAAGAAAGGAATCTTGAGCAGCCATCACCGCATTAAGGGCAGACTGATAATCAGTAATCCCGCTAAAATCACCATATTGAGGCTGAACGCTACCAACACGTAACTCGCCAGTAACATTAAACTGGCGCAAAATATTATTGATATCGCACTCATCTCGAAATGACTGCTTAGTCCTAGAAGGACGAGTAAAAACAAGCTTGGCAGAATCACTATTCTTGTCACGATCATAGGTAATCGGATTCTTAACACGACTCACTTTAATCCTTTCATAACGCCAATAACTGTATCAATTAAAGGCTTCAACTGGCCGTATTCACGTCCAAGATTATTCAAACTATCAATCGCGCTAGCTTCAGCGGCGATAACCTTAGTTTCCTCAACAAGCTTCCTAATAGTCTGCTGATGCATACGAATACGCTCAAGGGCTTCATAACCTTGAGCTCTATACAAACCCTCTTGTTCAGACATCAAAAAAATCAACTGCTTTAACCGATTACCTTCTAAAGGAATATTCTGAATTTCCTCGCGAATCTTATCGGTAGCAGCTTCAACCTGCTTAACTTGCGTATTTGTCAGCCCAGTCTGCGCTTCAAGCTGCTCCGCTTGAGCAGCTGAAGAAACTCCGGCTGAAAATTCTCTAAAACCTTGGACACCTGCCGAACCTACGTTCGTAAATTGGGGCATAGCTCCAGCAGGAGAACTAGCCCCTCCAAGCTTACTAACCAACATAGGATTAATGCCAGCAGCCTTCAAGTCAGCAATCTGACGCTGATACGACGTATCAGACATCTCTTGCTGAAACTCCATCTGTCTGTTGGCAGCTTCCTCAGCAGCCTTATTCTGCCTATATGCTCCATAGGCAGATGCTGCTGTAGCAATAATCGCTGGCCACATCAGAAATGATCAATCAAACCAGGCACTGAGTACAACGGCATTGGCCGTGCCTGTCTTACGTTAAAAAACGCATCAAACAGAAACTGCTTACCGTTTGCTGCTTCACCAATAGCCACAACGCGATCAACTGGCGGTGTGTCTTCAATAAATTCATCGTTCAAAGCCGGCAGAGTCCCAAATTCTTGGGCCAAATGCCAAGCATCTAATGTACCCGCTGCCGTTGAACGAAAATAACCAGTAATCTGGCTGGGCTTATAACGATACTCTGCCCAACGCTCCTGATAACCAAATACATCATCGTCATCCGCTGTACCAGTGCAATAAATTTCTTTATTAAGCACTGCCTGCTCACCAAGTGTTGCAAACGCAGGAAAATAAAAATCATAACGTGTAGACCTTGACCACATACGCGGAAGGCCCTGCTGATATGTTAAATCAGCACGAACCGACACTAGACCTATAAGCACCCCGTGCTCAGTAGCATTGTACGTAAATCCGTGATTGTACGCGAGAGCCGTGCCAAAAGCGGCCAAATTACCTTGCGGACTAGTATCCTCAGCAAGCCCTGTG